ACCTGTTTAATTTTAATAGTACCATCATCTTTTTCAGGTAATACATCTTCAAATGTAAGTACTATTTGTTTCTTTGCATCACTAGCAATGGGTTTAGAAACGTCGGATTTTGACATTTTATAATATAAGTGGAGAAAAAATATTCTCAAACGCCTAAATTTTACGCACTTTTTTTTCATGCCATTTTTCTTTTACTGGTTGTTGGACTTCATTTCCTAAATGTTTTTCAAATTGTTCTGGACTATCATAAAAAAGTAAATTAGACCCATTTTTTGTTTTTAATTCTCCTGTAGGTAATCCTACTTTAAAAAATAAATTTTCATCTTTTGACCCAACTTTGTATTTATAAATTTGGCCCGTTTCAGCATTTCTTATTTTACTACCCACGTCACCTGAAGTGTAACAGTCTATTCTTGTTCTAACAATTTTACCGTTCATAAGTTGTTTTTGTCTATAAACACAACCATAACCAGTATCAAATGATTTCAAATTGTTCAACTCTTTTTTTTGAATATCATTTTCTTCTCTAGGGTCAAAATTATCTTCAAAGTACATAGGCTCTTCTACAGTTATTTTTATACTTATATAATTAAATGTATCTTTAAGTTTGTTATTTTTCAAGTTGTTTTTTCTTTTCTTCGATTTGTTGTTTTATAATCTTGCTAATTTTTTCTTCCAAATAAGTGACCTTTTTTTTCAACTCTTTATTTTCCAACAATAGTTCATCAATAATCATAGTCATATCGTTTATTTTAGTATTACTACTATTGTTACTATTGTTGCTATTGTTGACACTGTCGTGTACTCTCTTTTGATTATCACTGTGTTGTTTTATAATTTTCTCTCTTCTTTCAGTAATTTCTTGCATTTGTTTTAGTACATCTGGTTTATTTTCTGGTTTCCCGTCTTCGTAGTCATTTAACAGTCCATCTATGTCATTCATGAAAAAACGTTCAATTTCCTTTTCTTTTATAAAATCACCCACAGAAACAACGCTTTCTTTTACATAGTCGTTTGGTGCGTCTCTCAACAACGTCTTCTTATCAAAAGAATTATGATTGTGAGAAAATACTAAAATCGATTTTAACGGATCCAATTGTGCAAAAGGGATAGTATAATTTTTCAAGAACTTTTTCTCTTCAGCTAAGCATGCGTCGTCCTCGAATCCAGTTTGTTGTAACAACTCCTTTCTAAACGCAAATGTGGCGGCAGTTGAATGGTTTGGACCATACGGACCAAATTGATACATTTTTGCAATATGTTTAAAATATATATACATTACACTCGAACCAACACACAATGCTTTCGGGTTTTTTTGCAATGTTTCAACTGCGTGACTTACGCGTTCTGGTGGGTAGTAGTCATCATCGTCCATATATAGTATTATGTCTCCGCTGCATTTTTCATGCGCCAAATTTCGCTTTTTCCCCAAAGTCATCTTCGTTTCGTAACTATAATATTTAATATTGTACAAATCGAAAAAAGGCGCAAAAACGTCTTCCACTTTGTCGGTTCCGTCGTCGATTATAATCCATTCCATTCTGTCTTTTGGATAGGTTTGATGTTCAAAACATTTTATAATATAAGGTAAAAATGGGCGTCTATTGAACGTCGGAGTGCAAACACTTACCACTGGGTATGTTTTTGTGTATTCTTTTGTGTATTCTGTCGTTGTCATATTTTTATTTAAATGTATTTATTTTTTTATATAATAATTGTTTGTTATTATTATAAAAATTACTTAAAGTTGTCATACTATAAATATTCATACTAACGCCACCAAACATGTACTTATTTCTATTGTTATGTATGTTTTTATCGGTTTCTTCTACCAAACATTTGCGTACAAAACCGAAATTTTGTGTGAACTGCAAGCATTTTATTCCAAGTACAGGTGATAGTTCAAAAGATGAACTTTATGCAAAATGTGCTATGTTTCCACACCAAAATAGCAGCGATTATTTAGTAACTGGAAAAAATATTTATGACAGTTATTTCTTCTGTTCCACAGCACGATCTTGGAGTGATATGTGTGGTCCAGATGCGAAAAAGTATAAAAAGAAATATAAAACCAGGAAGACAAAAAAGAATGAAACGTCTAATGAGTTACCAAGAACCTAACCTTGCATTTTTTTGCCCAGTTTTCTCAGCTCTTTTGCTACTGTGCCTCCTTTCTGTATGTCAAAAAAATTCTGCATATTATCTAAAAATGTTTTCGGTTTTCTGTTTGTAATAACACATTTTTTTTGAGCTTGTTCATACGTGGTTACAGTGGTTAAATTAGAAGGTTTATATGCTTCAAATATTTTGATGGGTATAATATTAAAATAAATCAAAACCACGGTTAATATTGAAAAAGCACCAGCGGTTGTACCCAGATTACTAAAAGCTGACAATACTATAAAAATAGTCAAAATAATCATTATTGTCAACTTGTAGTGTTTGAAAATATTTTTAATAATGTGGCCCAATGATACTTTTTCATTGTTTATTTCACCTTTGTATCCAAATGTAAAGAAAACACACATATAAAATACAATAAAAGGAAACAATGGCATAAAAGTAAACAAAAGTACCCAGAATAAAATGAAAAACACGAAAACTAAAAAAAAGGCACCGCCATAACGGAAGGGGTCGAGTAAATTTACGTCACTCCACTTTGCTTCACCACTCAAACTGGTATTCGTGTTTTCTTTGAAAAACCATGACATTGACGAAAAATAATAGTAAATGGTAACAAATAACCCTATAAATGGTACAACGCAGAAATAAAACAATGAAATAATCGGACCTAATAAAACAATAAACATTTCTGGCGTTCCATTTAATAAATTATAGTAACCTGTAAGTGCGTTGTTACTATAGCTGATTAAACCTTCTAAAATTGAAATAAAATAGTTCACAAAAAAATTGGAGTTTGGTTTTTCTTTATACTTGCGAAACATATCTAATAACATATTTTTAGCATTGTGTTTGTCATAAGGAAAACTTAACTTTACTGATTCTTGTGGATCAGTATTTGTTATGAAAATATTTGTTACTATTTTCTGTATTTCAAGTTGATTTTCTGTATAAGGAAAACAGTCTAAATCAGTTGGTAGAATATTTGACTGGGCTAATTTACATTCATATAAGGTGATTGCGCCAAATATAAAATAAATTAAAATTGTTATAACTGTTGTTATTATAGAAGATAAATAAGTACCAATACTACCCATATTTTGTGACGTTGTTGAAGATGCTGTATTATTTTTTTGTTGTTGTTTCTGATCTAAATTCTGCGTATCATTTGTATTTGTATTTGTATTTGTATTTGTAGTTGTTGTTGACATTATTCTTTACACTTATATTTAAAGGATATAATTATATTATGAAATAAATTAAAATATTAAATAATTATATGAAACTAAATAAAAATAATTATATTGTACTAATTTTAGCACTAATATCATTAATACTTTTGTTTTTAGTACTTAAATACAGTAATTTTTTATTTAAAAATGGTTACTATACAGAATGTTTTAATCCTAATATGGCGCTTTATAAAGATACAGGTTCACCTAGTACAAGTCATACAGTCAATTTACCATTAACAACAACTTATAGTTGCCAAAATTTTTGTGCGCCTGCTACAGCACGTTGTGCAATTAGTGGTACACAATGTATGGCTGATATAGACTGCATGGGTTGCAATCCTTATGGGCCTTGGTATAAAGAGACAAATGCAAATGTTCCAGGTGAAAATGATGCTGGAAAATTATCTTGGCTTACACCAACTTATTCAACATTAACTACCGATATCGGAACACAAGCTAAATTATTCACATCGAACAAAAATAAACTTGATAAACCAGCTATGGCGGATTTTGGCATTAATACTTGGATTACTGGTTTCAATGGAGGTCAAAAATTATTCGATGAAAGATACAAACCAGCCGGTTTACAATTTATGCCAGATTATCAAAAAAGATATTCTACTACAGGTCAGTTTTTAACTGATGGTCCTCTTGCATCCAATGCATATTTGCGTTAAAGGCGTCAAATTTGTGTCTAACTTTTATCAATCGTAACTTGTTTTGCGATTTTCTTAATGATTTTAGTATCTTTTTCATAGTCGTTATCGCCTTTCCCACCCATGGATTCGTAAACAATCTTGTTATATTGACTATTTTTTTTGGAGTCGTATTCTTCACAATCGGGATATTTCTCTCGAAAGGCTTTGAACATACAAATATTTTTGTGTGCGATTGTGCGTATTGCTTTCCGTAACTTCTTATTGTTCTCGTCTTCTTTCTCCCAAATGTTTTCGTCTTTTACATACATGACTTCTCGCTTTTGATCTGTGCAATGAACGGGTCGTTTTTCTACATCTAATGCCTGCAAGTTTTTAATGATTATATTGGAAATTCCTTCAATATAACCAACTTTTCCAATATTTTCCAAGTCAGAAACCTGCAACTTGATTGATTCGACAAAGTCACTAATATTCATTGCGTCTTTGCAGGTTTCATTTAAAAATACTTGTAAGTTAAAAGTTTTATTATTTGAGTTATTGTTGTAGTTAATAGTGTTGTTAGTACCGTTTGTTCCGTTTTTGACAATCTCTATAAGCTCTTTATTTTGATTAATCAACATGATTATCAAATCTTTATCACTAACAGCAGGATTATCGGTTTTAATATCAGTATCACTTTTAATATCAGGTTTGATGTTTGTTTCTTGACATTTTTGCTTATGATACCATAATCCGTTTCGTCCTTTATAATCTTTTCCACATATATCACATTTAAAATTATTATTTTGGCATGAATTTAGTTCAAATTCGTTCAAATTTTTGTTGAACACGTGTTTACCTGTTGTTAAATGCTGTTTGTAATTACTAAGTTTGCTGCAACTAAAGTCACAATTTTTGCATTCAAAATTTTTGGCTGTTTTCTTGTTCATTTCGTTCAATATATTATGAACAGAAAAAAATGCCTAAATACTTTCTAAAAAAATAATAAAAATTTACCATAACAAAACAAAAATTATTTTTTCTGTCGCCACACGCTAAAATGACATTTCAGTCACAAATGTTGCATTCCGGGAAAGTATATCGACCCTTTTCAAAAATGGACATTTTTTTTGTCCAAAATCGAAAACCTAAAATACTTTTGGATCCACTTTTTCGTTAATAATATAATAAATTCCCAAAACAACTTAAAGAATTTACAGAACTTTTATAAAAAATGAATACTCCGAGGTATGCTATTTTTTGTGGATATAATTACAAACCCTTAGGTGGGTTTAATGATATATACGGCTTTTATGAAACTTTAGAAGAAGCAACACATGTTTATGATAAAATACTTACTATAGATATGAATTTTGATGATATTTCGGATCTTTGGAAATTCAATAACTCATCATCAAATAAAAATACACGTATTTATCGTTTTTATTGGGCCCACATAGTAGATTTACAAACAAAACAAATAGTTATTGAAAAGCGGTGTTTCGCTCGCTCAAAGTTGTAAATGTTCTATCGCGTTTGGCGGACCTTTTATGCGAGCTTTTCATGTATTTTTATTTTCAAAAAAAAATTGAGATGATAATACATAACAAATTTGGAAGCATTAAAACAAAATGTTAAGAGCATCCGAAATTTATGAGAGATTACAAAATAAAGTTCAACCTTATTTTGAAATAATGAAACCGTATTTAGGTTTATGTCAAAGTGTCTGCGGCATTTACCTGTTATGGGTTGTAGTACACTTCGTGTCTGTACACATGTATATTCGTTTTTGTACTCCTAGTACACTTACAGGGTTTTTAATGTCGCCTTTTATGGCTGCAGCACCGCATTGCCAAGCATTACGCTGGTCTATTTACAATGGAGGCAATAGTATTGTTTCAATGTGGATGACATTGGGTGTATGGTTAATGGGATATTTTCCTTTATTTCATCAAAAAATAGAAAATACAGCGGATAGAAAAACAGAAAAGGTAGAATAATTCCACCTTTGGGAAAGGTGGAGCCAAACATTTTGCACAACTTTTTTGAAAAGTTGTTTTGGCTCCACCTTTCCCAAAGGTGGATTATGCATCATAAATACGCAATATAGCTTTTTCAGTAACAGTGTTTATTTTTAAAACGGCATAATTACCTTGCCATTTTTTATATTTTCCTAGTCCTACAGTAATGGCACCATAGTAAGTAGTATTAGCATTAGTTGCTTTAGACTTGGATGATGAAGCTATTGCTATTGCGTTACCCAGAACTCCATTACCTTCAAAAGTAACTCCGTCAGGCGCAGAGACCCCCCTGTTTTGATAAACAGGAACAGCCTTTCCTGATTTTAGTTCGCCAACACCCCTATCCGTCGCAGTCAATGAGACTGTTCCCGTTGGCGCCACACCAACATCTCTTTTGGCACCAAAACCAGAAGCTCCAGCTGCACCACCAAAAGCATGAAAATTTACACTTCCACCCCAAAATTCAAAGTTATCATCTTTTACCACAACACTCTTGTCAGTTAATTTTCCTGTAAAACTACCTAAAACTATTTGAGTTCGGGATAATATATCGTATGCCTGAGTTGCACTCAACGTACGAGTTGACTTAGCAGGTAAGTCAAAAGTGAGAATTCCTACTAAAGGACCTAAGGATATTTCTGTCTTGGACATGTATATTTTTTCTAAAGAAAACATTTTTTACAGAAATTTTAAATCAACCTTTGGGAAAGGTTGAGCCAAACATTTTGCACAACTTTTTTGAAAAGTTGTTTTGGCTCCACCTTTCCCAAAGGTGGAAAAGGTGGATTAGGTCGCATAAACCAAACCCGCATTTCCAGCAATAAACAATACCATATTAATTCGTTCTTCTGTTACATATAAATCGTAGTTATATTCATAAATTCGCCAAGTCGGTTTGTTAATTCCGATAATTTCTTTTGACTCAGGATCACATATTGTCAAAACTTGTGCAAGAGGATCCAACGAAGGAATGTTAGTTGTAAACTCCAACTGTACATTTGTAAAACGGTTCATATTTATCGCACCAGAAGGTTGTAAATCAAGTAGCGATGTGTTTAAACAAAAATTATAGCAGTACAATCCTTCGGGAGCTGCTCCTGCTGTTCTAGTATATTTTTCAACATAGTTGAACACACCCGCAGGTAACAAATTTTCTCTATACTGACCATCTAACAATATACCCATAGCAACTAATATTTCTTTTATATTTTCCATGGTGTACGTACCTGTTGTCATATAACCTGTCAACGTACCATCAGCATTTACACCAGGTCCAATAGTTGTACCATTGCTCAACACATATGTTCCATAAGTAGGTGCCGGTAGCACATCAGACGGCAAATAGTTGTATGGCCAATTTGTATAATTTGTCCACTCATTTCGTAAATTAGCATCACTTCTTTGAAAATAAAACATCCAACTCGATACGAGCCCAATGGAGTCTAAGTCTACTTTATTCGGTCCCGTAACATTATAAAAGACCTTTTCATTGACTTGTTTGAATAAATATTTTTGTTCATTTTTTGCAAATATTCGCGACTCATCGTTAGAGAGAAAGCAATAAGTTGACATCAAATAAATATCAGGAAACCACACATTACGTTGATCAACGTATGAAGCAACACCCAACGTGGAATCAGGAGGTGTTTGTAAAAATCGGTGCATTTGATTTTGAAATTGATTGAAATTGGGTGCTACGTATGGAAACTTATTCACTGGATCAAAAACATCTCTTATTTTAAATAGTTCAGCAATAGGTCGAAAAGTCACGTATATTTGTAATTCATTATATTGAAGCGAAACTAAAGGAAAAGCCATTTGTGTTTTTAAAGAAAACCACGATCCTAAAGGTATATACAATTGGCGTCCTCGAATGGAGGGCTCCGCCCCTGCAGGATTTTCGGTATAATATGAACTAGGATAAGAATTTATGCGACTACCAGCGCTGGCTGGATCTACTAGTTCAGGAACATGTCCGATCATTTCATAAAATAATTTCAATTTTTCTGCGCTAAAATCTCTACGTGCCGCATTCAAAATATATGAACCTGAATACTCTTGTAGTTTTTGATTGCCGCAGTTGATTGTAATCTGAGAAATCATCATTGCCCCAATATAGTCAATCCATTTGAACTCATAAGGCGCCCAGTCTGTATAAGATGTTGTTCCGTCTGGATTAGTAACTTCTTGAGGAGGTAAAATTGTGCTCCAAATAGAAGGTAAATTGACTACAATATAGGTGTCCATCAATAAATCTGCATATCGCGGAACTTTGAACTGAAATGTAGACGTATCTGTTAAACGCAACGTAGTTGAACCCTCAAAGTCAATTCTAAATTTTTGTAAACCGAAATTTGTATATTTTAAATAAGCGGATTTCCAGAAAGTTTTTGAAGGATTTCCATTTAATATTACATTTTGTTGACCACTTGATACTAAATTTAATAAACCACCGGCCATATTACTTTATATATATATTTGAATTATATATAAATGATTTTAAATTATATTATAATATAATTTTTATTTTTTTGAATATTTTTTAGTTTTGGAATATTTCCTGCTTTTGGAATATTTTCTACTTTTTTGATGTCGTCTCTTTTTCTTTACACTTTTAGATCGCATTTTTGTATACATTTTCGCATACATTTTTTTATATTTATAACTTTTTCTTCCACCGAATTTTTTGTTATTAATTCTATTCCAGTCCGTATTGTTTGCAGTATCTGGATCATTGCTTTTTTTTCGGTCTTCTCTATCAAAGTCAAGTATTCTCGAATTTAACAAATTTTTTCTATAATATTCTTCAATGTCGTCGTAGTCTTCCGGAACTTCCAAGTTGTCATCTAATTTATTTTCGCCAGTATTGTTTTTTAATAAAATATTACGCCATCTTATCAACGTATCAATTGCCATTTCATTTTTTCTGTAAGCAGTTTCACCGACGTTTTCTATGGAAGCTTCTAACAACGTATTAACATAGTCAAGTTGTTCTTGTGGTGTTGCCATTGTTGTATCACAACAGTATTTTCCGTCAGTGTATTTTGGGTATTGATTTGGATTGCACCCTAAAGACCCCGGTGTTTCTAAATTTCTCAAATATTCAGAAAAAGGAATTTCTGTTTTACTGAATTGCACATTGGGCCCAGGAATACATTGCTTTTGTGCAGTTATAGAGCCTTCGTCAAAGCGAACATTTTTATTAGAAAAATTTGACATGTAATATAAAATAAATAATATAGTATAAGTAAATAATATAAAATATAATATAATTTATATTTTTAAATAATCTTATATATTAAGTATGGCGACTTCACGATTAGATTTAATTTACAATATGAATGAAGACTTGGCTTCTTTTTTGATTTTAGCGCTTATATTAATAATTATTATTGTATATATTTCATATTTTATTTATATGACCCAATTAGAGACGAAAGAATGTAGTTATTTGAACACTTTATATCCTTCTATTGATGGAAATATTAAATCGATTTCGCCTACCAACAGCGACTGTAGCGGCAATTTATATGATTATTATATTAAAACTGCTTTTAACGCTTGTAGTGGTGGAAGTTATACAAATGACTACGTGGATGTGTGTGTACTGAAAAGTATACTTAAACAAGGTGTGCGTTGTTTGGATTTTGAGATTTTCAATATAAATAACAATCCTGTTGTTTCAACCAGTACTACCAACGACTATTTTGTGAAGGAAACTTATAATTCGGTTAATTTTAGCGATGTTATGAGTACAATAGCCAATTATGCTTTCTCTGGAGGCACTGTTCCTAACCCTACAGACCCGTTGATAATTCATTTAAGAACGAAAAGTAATGAACAGGCTATGTATACAAATTTAGCGAATATTTTCAAGTCGTATGATAATTTGATGTTGGGTAAAAGTCATAGTTATGAAAATTATGGACAGAATATTGCCGTACAACCGCTTACGTCATTTATGAACAAAATTATTTTGATTGTCGATAAATCCAATAATGGCGGGTTTGAAAACAAGGATTTTATGGAATATGTCAATTTAACAAGTAATTCTGTTTTTATGCGGGCTTTATCGTATTATGATGTCAAGAACACACCTGATATAAATGAATTGGAGCAATTTAATCAACGTTGTATGAGTATTGTGTATCCCGATGTTGGAACAAATCCAAGTAATCCGAGTGGAGTAACATGCAGAGCAGCGGGTTGTCAAATGGTTGCAATGCGGTATCAATATGTCGATAATTATTTGGAAGAAAATGCCATATTTTTTGACGAAGGTGGATATGCTTTTGTATTGAAACCTGCTAATTTACGATACACTCCTGTGACAATTCCTCAACCTACACCACAAAATCCAGCAAACTCTTATCAAACGAGAAATGTTACTACGGATTATTATAATTTTAACTACTAAATCAACCTTTTCAACCTTTGGGAAAGGTGGAGCCAAATCAACCTTTAGAAAAGGTTGAGCCAAATAACCATAATAATTTATTATGCTTATTTGTCAATGTATTTTTTATGCTTGAAAGGTTGAAGTTTTGCACAACTTTTGCTCTACTTTTCTCAAAAGTAGATTTGCACCACTTTTTTGAAAAGTGGTAAGGTTAAACAAAAAAAGGTTGAAGATTTGGCTCAACCTTTCCCAAAGGTTGATGTTTATGCGTCATAAATACGCAATACACACTTTCCAGTAGATGTATTTATTTTTAAAACAGCATAGTTTCCTTGCCATTTTTTGTATTCGCCTGTTCCTACAGGAATACCTCCATAGAAAATGGTGTTAGGGTTAGTTGCTTTAGAGTTATTTAAAACAGGACCTTCAATCAATCTGCCACTAGCAGTGCCTTGGAAATTAGCTGTTGAAATTGTACAGTTTGGATACCCTGGACAAGTGGGGGCTACAAGCCTTTTTTTTTTCGCACCATTTCCTAGATTTTTATTTGCTACTACAGTTAGTGCCACAGTATTACCAGTTACTAATAATGGGTTGACGGCGGCTTTTTCGGCGCCCAATTCGAATGGGTAAACTGTAGCTGTGGTCTTAACAGTTAAACCTACCCCCACCACTTGTGTAGGTAGAGGTACAGCTGCTTCTGCTTTTACCGCAACATCCTTATCGAGTAATGTTCCTATAGCACTAGCTAAAGTTATTCCACTTGAGGTTACGTCGTATGCCTGAGTTGCATTCAACGTACGACTTGAATTAGAAGGTATAGTAAAGCGAAGAATTGCTAATAAACGAAGAGAAAGATCTGTCTTGGACATTTATATTT